GCTCGGGGCACGGCCTGGACGAGGTGCTATCCGACCACCACGCCGGCCGGTGCACGCCGCTGCCACTGACGGCCTCCTACCGCGATCTCGGCTTCGCGGTGGACGAGCCGGCGCAGACGTTCGAGCGCGGCGAGTCGGTCTTCCAGCGCCTGTCCGCCGCCGAGCAGCGCGAGCGGATGGGGCCGGCCATGTATGCGGCCTGGCGACGCGGGGCGGTCAGGTTCGGCGACCTGACCGAGCGCTACACGGACGACGTCTATGGCGAGATGATGCGCGAAGCATCGCTGAAAGGGCTGTTGGGTGAGCGGGCCAGGGACTTCTACCGCCGCTAAGCTGGTGCAGATGGAGTTGAGCACGGCCGAAGCGTTGCTCGTCCGCCGTCTGCGCCTCTTGCCTAAGGCCCAGCATCTAGTTATACTAGACATCGACCGGGAAGGTGTGCGGGGCTTTGTGCATCTAAGTAGCGGTAAGCACGAGTACCTGAAAGCGCTGGCGCCCAACACTGACTGACCTGTCTCGACAACCTTTTTTTGTTGTAAGGTCGGCGCGAGGCGTGAAAGACGCCGCAGGCGCCGAGCATCGCCGGCCATGTGCACGGCGAGCCGGAGCGGACCCGTAGCCACGGGGAGCCCAGAGTGTAACCGGCCTCTGAACAACCTGACGCGGCGGCCCAAAGCCGCCCGGCCTCCAGAAACTCAAGGCGCGTGCAGCGCCACAGGAGCAACACGGGGCCTCGGACAGCAATGTCCGAGGCCCCGTTTCGTTTATGGACAACGCGCAACGCCGGCAGATTGCGGCCGAAATCCTGACCACCGTGACGATGGGCCCCGACGAGGTCCTGGCGATGTCTGACCGGATCCAGGCCAAGCGCCAGGCACGCCCGGAGCTGACAGCGCTGTGCAAGTTCGGGCGCTCGATGCAGGTCCGGCGCCTGCGGAACAACGGCCCCAAGAACTGGAACCCGGCCGACTGGGCCTGCGCGCAGGCGGTGCTGGACGAAGTGGCGGCGCTCCGGCGCGACGCCGGCCAGCCCGAGCAGGCCCTGGCGCTGGCGGTGCTGGGCGTGCGCACGGACGGACTCGAGCGGGCCCTGGCCGCGCTCGAACAACGCGACGATGACCCGGCCCTGGTGGCCGGTATCGGGGCCGGGCGACCGGCCGACAAACCACTCCCACCTGAGAGGCATTCAGGGAAGTCGAGGACGAAATGAGCACGCCAACCGATACGACCCAGACCAGCACGACGCCGGCCGATCCGCCGGCCACGACGAGCGCGCCCACCACCCCCACGGCTGGGGATCAAGCCGGCAATCCCGAGGCGCGTTTCACCCAGGCCGACGTGAGCCGCATCGCGGCCAACGCCCGCGGCGAGGGCAGGAGCGCTGAGCGCGCTGCGCTTCTGCAGGAGTTGGGCGTTCAGGACGTGGGCGCGGTCAAGTCGGCGCTCGCCCAGGCTGAAGAGCTGAAGCGGGCGCAACTCACCGAGTCTGAGCGATTGAAGGCCGACGCCGCCGACGCCCGCAAGGCCGCCGCCGACGCCGAGGCCGCCCGGCAGGCCGCCGAGCAGGCGCGTCAGTCGGCGCTGGTGGAAGCCGAGATCATCGCCCAGGCCGCCGGGCGCTTCGCCAACCCGAAGGCCGTATCCAAGCTGATCGACCGCACGGCGGTCAAGCTGGACGAAAAGGGCCAGGTGGTCGGCGTCGCCGAGGCGCTGGAAACGCTGGCCAAGGCCGAACCGTGGACGCTGGCGCAAGCCGCGGACACCAACACCAAGGCGAAGGCGCCGGCGATCGGAGCTACCAACGGCAAGCCTGGCGCCGGCGGCACGGCGCAAGAAGTGCTGGCGTCCAAATATTTCGGGCGCGGTCGCGGGTCGGGGTTCTTTGAGCCCAAGTCTGACGGCGTGCGCACCTAACGACGGAGGTACTTGAAATGGCCATTACCACTGTTGCGGACCTGAACGGCCTCTACAACACGATCTACGAAGAGGCTCTGTTCGTCGCCCGCGAATCCAACCTCGCCGTGCAGCTCGTGCGGAACTTTTCCGCCACCGGCTACATGGCGCGCAAGCTGACGATCCGCCCGCAGGTCACCGCCCAGGACAAGGCCGAGGGCGTGGACTTCGCCAACCCGACCACGTTCGGGCAGACGCTCAAGGCCACGCTGACGCCGAAGACGGTCATGGCGCAGGCGATCCTGACCGACGAGAACGTGGCCACGGACAAGGACGCGGCGGTCCAGGACGCGGCCCAGGAACTGGGCTCGGCCGTCGCCACCAAGATCGACGTGGACGCGCTGGCGCTGTTCTCCAGCTTCGGCACGGACGTCGGCCCCGGCGCCAACTCCACGGCCACGATCGCCAAGGCCGCGGTCGGCGTGTCCGTCCTGCGCAACGCCAAGGCGCCCATGCCGCTGTCGGCGGTGTGGCACCCCTACCACTGGCACGACATCTGGGTCGAGCTGGGCCAGCCGGCCGCCAACCACGCCTTCCTGGGCGAGCTGGCGAACCAGGCGCTGCGCGACTTCTACGTCGGGCGCTGGATCAACGTCGAGCACTTCACCTCCGCCAACATCGCCGTGGACGGGAACAGCGACGCCGTCTCGGGCATCTTCAACGCTCAGGCGCTGGGCTTCGACTCGCGCCAGGAGCCGGAGATGGAGCCCGACCGCGACCCGAGCGCGAAGATGACCGAGCTCAACATGAGCGCCGGCTACGCCGTGGGCGTCATCCGCGATGAGTTCGGCGTGAAGTACACGGCCGACGCCACCCAGCCGAGCTAACGCCGAGCCAACGGAGGTCACACCATGTTTGGTCGCAAGTTCGTCATCCCTGTCTGCATCACCGACCCGACCGCGGACAAGCGCATCCCGGTGCTGCGCGCGCCGACCGGCGAGACGTGGACCCTCGAGGACGCCAAGGTTGTCCCCGACACCACGACCGCCGCCTCGACGGCCGACTACTGGCAGTGCACGCTGGAAAACGGCGGCACGGCCGGCACGGCCCAGACCAACATCGGCGGCACGGCCGGCGGCACCGCCGGTTGGACCGCCAACACGCCCAAGGACCTGTCCATCACCGCCGGCCTCGGCGACCTGAGCGAGGGGCAGTACCTGAACCTCTTCTACAACGAAGAGGGGACGGTCGCCCCCGGCCGCTTCACCGTGTTCCTGACGGTGGCCCCCGGCCTGGGTTCGAAGGCGTTCGCCTAAAAGTCACAGGGTTCGCCCTGATGACCTCGGTTGGGGCTAAGGCAGCGAGGCCGATGGTGGCGATCCCGGCGCCACCCAGCCCCAACCTTCTTATCCGCCGGGATGTCAGCCGGGAACTGACACACCATGCGCATTCTCTGGTTCAGTAACGCGCCGTGGGGCAAGTCGGGATACGCCAATCAGACGCGCCTCGTGGTGCGGCACCTTAACAACCTGGGCCACAAAGTGGCCATCGCGACGAACTTCGGCCTGCAGGGCGGCACGCTGGGCACGGACGACGGGATCAAGCTCTACCCGGTCGGGTATGACAAGAACTCCAACGACGTGGTCCAGGCGCACGCCGACGACTGGCGGGCCGACATCATCATCAGCCTGTACGATGCCTGGCCGCTGAAGTTCCGCAAACTCAAGACGCCGTGGATCGCCTGGGCGCCGGTGGATCACCAGCCTGCGCCTCAGAACGTGGTCGAAGCGCTCAAGCCGGCGTCCGAGGTCGTGGCGTACAGCCGCTTCGGCCAGGCGGAACTGGTCAAGGCCGGGATCCCCGCGCACTACATCCCGCACGGAGTGGAGTGCCAGGTGTTCAAGCCCGGCAGCCAGCGTGAGGCGCGCGAACGGCTGGGTCTGCCCACCGACCGCTTCATCGCCGGTATGGTCGGGACCAACATCGGCTACCCGTCGCGCAAGGGCCTCCCGCAAGCGCTGACCGCGTTCGCGCAATTCAAGCGCGATCACCCGGACGCGCTCATGTACCTGCATGCCGAGGAGAAGGGTATCCACGGCGGCATCGCCCTGAAGCCGCTGACCGACGCGCTCGGCCTGGGCGAGGGCGATCTGGTCCTGTGCGACCAGTACCACTATCTGACCGGCTTCCCCGAGGCGTACATGGTGGACCTGTACAACGCCTTCGACGTGCTGCTGAGCCCGAGCCTCGGCGAGGGCTTCGGCATCCCGATCATGGAGGCCCAGGCCTGCGGGACTCCCGTCGTCGCCACCGACTGCACGTCAATGACGGAGCTGGTGGCGGGCGGTTGGCTGCTCACCCAGACCGAAGCCTGGTGGGAACCGCAAGGCGGTTGGTGGGCGCTCCCGCACGTCTCAGGGATCGTGGAAGCGCTGGAGCGGGCTTACACGGCGCTGCGCAATCCGGATGGCCCCGAGGCGACCGAGCGCTCGGAGCAGGCGCGCTGGCTGGCTGTCACCGGCTACGACTTCGACAGCGTCGTGGCGCCGCTCTGGACGAAGTACCTGGAAGGCCTGCCCTATGGCCGGTAAGCGGATCCTGCTCTGCTCGCATGCCGCCTGGCGCAACACCGGCTACGGCGCGCCAGTCCTGCCGCTGCTCCGCGAATTGAAGCGCCACGGCTACGACGCCGTGGTGCTGGCCGTCGAGGAGCGCGGGCCCGGCCGGTTGGAGTATCGCGGAGTCCGCCACTACCTGCCGGCCGTCGCTCCGTTTGGCGAGGACATCGCGGGCATGGTGGCCGACCACTGCGGCGCCGAGATCGTGGTCAGCCTGCTCGACGTGTGGCCGCTACACCCGGACGGGTACGGCGGCACTGGCCGGCCCTGGCTGGCCTGGTTCCCGGTCGATCAGGAGCCGGCCCAGCGCGGCCTGATCCGGCGCCTGGGCAGGGCCGCCGCCGCGTTGAGTTTCAGCCAGTGGGGAGCCGACCGCCTGCGCGCCGAAGCGCCGGATCTGCCGATCGGTGTCATCCCGCCCGGCGTGGACACCGAGGTCTTCCGGCCAGACCAGGATCTGCGGCGCCACGTGCGCCAGGCCCTGCCGGAGGGCGCGTTCCTGGTTGGGATGGTCGGCACCAACCTGAAGCACGACCGCAAGGCTTTGGCCGCCAACGTCGCCGGCTGGGCGCTGTTCGCCCGCGAACACCCCGACGCCCACCTGATGCTCTGGACGTCGCCCAATGGCGGCGTGACGCTGCGGACCTTCCTGGCATCGCAGTTCCCGGACGTGGCCGGGCGCGTCTACATCGCCGATCAGGCCGAGGTCATGTTCGGCGCGACGGCGCGCGAGATGGCCGGCCTATACAACGGCTTCGACGTGCTCCTGCACGCCTCAGCCGCCGAGGGATACGGTTTCGCGATTGTCGAGGCGCTGGCCTGCGGGACACCGGTG